AATATTATAACGGTGGCGAGCTAAGCTCCGGCGTAGCTAAGGCTGCTGCGTAGCGTAGTGGTTTGCCCACCTCCGTGTTGGTACTGCCGCGCGTGTTGCAAATTGAGGCCGTTAACACCTCCGATCATCGTCTCCGGGGAGTTTCAGGAGAGAGAAACCTACTTTACCAAAGCACTCCGACGCGCCTATCTGTTATATTTCAGGGGTATTTTAGGTAATCCACTTATAATTGTCTCCAATGTCCCCAATAGGCACCGATGTATCGGGGACAAAATTACCTATCGGGGACAAATTATTTACCTTGTTAGGTAATTGTAATTATTTTTTTTTACTGTTGTAGGTAAACTGTAAAAATAAAATAATTTTTTTTAGTTTTTTTTTTTATTTTTTTTTGAAGTTGTTTAAGTTTATATTTTTCTATTTTTTTTATAATTAGGTTTGTTAGTTTGTTTTGAGTTTTTTTTTTCCCGCTGCGCTCCCTTTCAGGAATAAGTTATATATGTTTATGTTTCTTTGTTTTAGTTTTTTTTGTTTCTTTTTTTTCATTTTTTAATTTCTAGACAAATATATGATAATCTAAATAATCATATATATTAACTTAATTAATCCAGATTAATTAGTAAATGTTTAATAGCAATATCACTATCAAACATAAAGATATCCACTATAGATTATATGAAACAGAACTGAACACGTAAATAATTTCAGACCATGTATAGCATATCCAAATGCTTATTTAAACAAAGACAACTAACGTTTCGGTCACAAGAACAAATATGACAATTAAATACAACAACAAGAAAGGCATGGAATTCATCATTAATGTAAAGTTGAAGGAAGACAATTCAATCGTTGTTCAGATTGAATTGATATCAACAAAATCTCCAGCACTGGCAAAGAAGATATACACGATCTCATACGCACATAGTGGAATCATACCACCATTCAATTTCAATAACTTAGAGGAAGGAATACGTAATTTATTACGTATAATGTACAAGGAATCGACAATACGGGATTTCAAACAAGAGGACATGGTCCAGACCATTGATATCCTGATGATGCAAGAAGCAGCTGTTGAGGATATAGAAATAGAAGATGAATATGGTATAGGGACAATAGCTAGTATATAAATACGTATCTTAATCCGTATGTAATGAATGAAATAAGTATTAAATAATAAAATATATTTTATTATTGTTAATGAACTACTGTATAGGCAAATTTGAAAGAGCCCAACAAGAAGGCCCAATTGCATACCCAGTTACACATTTTGGCCCATTTATGACCCAATTTCAGATGTGGGACCCACCGTCAACACCAAAGACTCCGCTCGCCACCGGT